AGTACTCTGCCAATTAGCAGTTAAAGCTTTAATATCAGTTCCTTGATAATTCCAATTTGTAGCAGAATTAGTATTAACAGTAGTATACGTCGAATTATAATTAGCACTATTATTGGATAATGTCGTATACGCTTTTTCCCAATATGCCGATCTCGAATTTACTGTGGTGAAATTGGATTTAAAATCGCCGACATTATTAGAATTTAATGTTTCGACCACATTACCCGAACCGTCAATAAAATTGATTGTGTTATTACCCACATATAAATTGTCGGCTGATAGAGACGGAGAACTCAATCCACCTAACATAACATCTCCCGTTATGTGGACGAATAAACTGTTAATATCTTCCAAGGTTATAAGCTGGGAAGAATAAGATTGAAACCATGTGGTGAAAACCGGATCGGTTTCGATTATGTCTTGGCTACTCAACGAAGATAGACTGACCGTATTACCATCGGATATCGTTAAAAGAAAATTATCTTCATCATATTCGAGCGTTTGATTATTACTATCCGAGCTAGGAATTGTTTGAACTATTATTTTAGGTTGACACGAGACTGTTCGTGTGTCATTATTAAGAAGGGTAGACAATGCAATAGTGGTAGTGGAGGCATCATCAGGGTAACACTCTGCATAATAAATCATTTGTCGGTTATAATCGATAACATAACCACCATTCATCTCATTTGATATTATCAAACCGTTTAAATATGGAAACTGAAGGACTTGCCATTCATAATATTCAATCTGAGTAGTCTTGTAAGGATTTTCGACTCGACTGCAACGATCTGCATCAACAGTTAATTGTCCCATACCACACTCGTTCACGACGATAATATCAGCAAAACCTAATGCCGATGGGGTAGGTAATGTGAACGAGATAGTCTGTGCATCGACGATTTCAAATTCTGGAACCATCTGACCGTTAAATTTATTACCATAATATTCGTAGGAACTTAGGGTATACATGTCGGGGTTACTGCCACTGACAAATACTGCATCAGTTAATGCGAACCCGTCCCCCTGCACGATAATGTTAGGAGTTTCTCCGGTGGTAAAATACCAATCTTTGACGTATCTCAATTGTGGTTTACCTAAAATTTCATAAGAGTCTCGATCATTATCGGCGGTTTCTTTGACTAAAGATTCGTAGTCACAGTAGAAATTTTTCGTAGTTACTATATCGGTATTAATCTTACAGATATTAGCAGTATTTTCGATTGCGGTTCGATATAGATATGTTTTTATGACGAAGTTAGCAGTCGCCATAACTCTAAAAGGGGCATTCGGAGCAAGGTCGGCATTCGATCCTGGGTATTCCATTGCAACCTGTCCATCCCAGAACACTTCCGCATTGACTTCTCTTCCAGTTTTTGGTTCTCTCCACGAGAATATAATATACGGATTAGACATTACCGCAAAGTTGGAAATGATTTGAGTCACATCCTCTTGGAATTTTGCCATGATAGACATGGAAACATTGATATTCCATGGAACTATTTGATAGTTGCCATAGCTTCCATCTGGAAGTCTGAATCGAAGATTATCATTTTTATTTTTAACTCTTTGGTCGTCTCGTCCCATGCCAGTCGGACAGATAGCAACGATAGGGAATTTAACCGTATCTGTCTTACCTTCCAAATCGGCCAAAATTCTCTGTTTAGGGCCGAACACATAATTCACCTTTATTTTCTGCTGAACATTCCCTTTAATCCCCACACTATTACTATCCTCGTGTGAATAGCGGTTGATGACCGTGTCGTCAAAGGCGGATTTGAAATGTAATAGAGCCGTCTCTATTTCAAAATTATGGTTCTGTTCTATCATCAAATCTATTTATCCGCCATATAAAGATACTAATATAGGAATTTAGATAAATGATCGATTTTATAAATATATCTGTGCGATCCTTTTCCTTCAATCCGGTTAAACCTACATTTTCTCTCGACCCTTCGAATGTGACCAATAAAACTTCGATGGTTAATCCTGTAGGTGTGGGGGTCAATCCTTATGTTCCCACTTGTAACGACCAATCGCTTTTAAAACAAACCCACCATAAACAAGTAGAGGAATATGCTCGTCTGTACGGAATGGCAATATCATATCAACCGAAAAAATACGATTATAACACTCATAATTTCCTCTACGGTGAGGATACCACATCAGGTTTTTATCCTGTAAGAAAACTTAAGGCGATCATAAATCAGGAGTCTTACACATCATTTCTATCTAAGTTCGGGATTATGTCAGATATGGATATGGTTATATACCTACCTATCAAGGCTTTTGCATCAGTTTGGGGGGAAGAACTTTTCCCTCTTGCAGGGGATTTATTCCGCATAGATGATAGTGCATGTTCAAGACCTCGCGGCCAGAAAGCCATGGTGTTAGAAGTAACAGATGTTCAAGATCATATCGATCCTGTTGATTTCATGGGCGGTCATTATACATGGAAATTGACATGTAAACGCTTCGATTACAGTTACGAACCAAATGTGTTCGACGAAATCGGGAAAAAGGGGGGACTCGGTGATAGCGGTCAATACGGTTTAAGTGGTAATTTCACCGATGTTGGGTATCCACAGAAATCTGATGATCATGCGAAAGTTGATTTTGAAAACCGCGAAAGCGGTATATTTGGGAATTATCTTTGATAATTATTTCTTTTCAAATAAATAAGATGTATGCCTATCACGCGAAAGTTAATCGTAGAACAACCAAATTTTGAATTGGAATTTGAAACTATTCAGGAGAATCGTGAAGCCCCTGCGCGATTATACATCACGGGTGAGTATATAATGCTCAACCGTAAAAACAAAAATCGCCGCATTTATGAAGAATCTGAAATGCTTCCTGCTATCAAAACTTTCAACGAAGAATACGTTTTAGCGGATAGAGCCGCAGGAGAATTGAATCACTCCGATTCCCCAGATATGAATCTGGAAAGACTTGCCCATAAAATTGTTAAACTTGAAAGAAGCTCTTCGAACCCCGATTACTATATCGGCAAGTCGATGGTTCTTTCTTCCCCTTTCGGTAAAATCCTCGAATCTTATATTCGTGATGGTTTGAAGTTCGGAATGTCCACTAAATGCTTAGGACAAATAATGGAGAGTTCCGATGGTAATAAAGTTAAATCTCCGGTAATTCTAGGGGTAGATGCAGTCTATGATCCAAGTGTCTCCACTGCATTCGTTAATGGTATTCTTGAAAATAGAGAATACATCATTAGTGATGACGGAAAGATCGCGGAAGCATATGCTAAATTAGATAATCAATTGGCATCATTCCCATCAAAACATAGAGATGCTATTAACGAGTACATCTTAGAGAATTTCAAGAAGTTTTTAGCTTCACTATAATATGCGACACATAAAATTAGAAAACATATATGAGAATATGCTCGTTCCAGTTGGGCCGATGTCTGTATCTATTGGCCCAGGGCCGTCTCCGATTTCTTCCGAATATGAAGAGATGTCTGAGCAAGAAGAAGTAAATGCTGCGAAAAGAATTCTTAATTTGGCCGATACATTGGATGACATTGCATCTGAAGCTCATGTAAAAGCATATCGTCGTCGAATAGAGGATGTTGCAGATTTAATCAGAAAACAAGCAAAGAAGATAATCATAGGACATCCCGAAGTATGACATCTGAATTTGATAAAACAGTCAAAGACTTAATTTCCAAATATGGAAAGAGAGAAGTCGAAGCTGGATTAGAAGTCGAAAAAGAACACGACGATGTGACTAAAGGTGATAAAGTTAAACGTGCTAAAATTGCCGCCGCACACCTACGCGAAGTTCCTACATATTATAAGAAACTTAAAAAATATGTGGAGGGAAATCACACATCACCTTCGCCTAAAAGACGACAGTGATGATCCACCAACATTCGATATAATTTCGAATTTGGGACGGCATGAATCTTACGATACTCGACCCATTTGTATCCTAAAACATCTTCACAGTAACGGCATATTGCCCCGCTTCGAGAAATACCCGCAGCACAGTTGATCAATATATCACGATCAGGATTATTAAAGATGAAGCTGACGATCTCACTCGCATGGTTCTCCGAAGGAGGCTGGAGCATTTCCCCTTGATGTTGTAATTGTTCGGTCAAATCCCAGAAAGATATTTTTAAATGAGGAGATTGTTCAAGAATGCTATTACTGACGATTGTTTCTGGCATGTCAGGTTCACTAATAGAAATCCATATAGGATTGGATACCATACTTTCAACTACATCCATACCACTACCCCAATTACGGGCAACCCTACGATTTACATTTATTACTTTATTTTTACCACTGCTCATATCATATGATACCATAATATATCGTATCTGTCAATAATTATTGACAATTTGAATCTTATTTTAATAAATAAACTATTATGAACGCCGAAGTACAAAGCAAAATCCACAAGTTCCTCTACAACCTATCCACCGAAAACTATAATGGTGCGAATATCGAGTTGAAGGATATTCTTAAGCGCAAAGTGAATGATCGATTTCAGGCAGCACTTGAGCAAGTTAAGAAAGCCGATCCTAAGAATAAATCATAGGATATCTAATTTTTCAAACGATTGTGGGATTATTATATCTTATATGATCATTTCACAAAATAAAGAAAAAACAAATAAATACATTATATGTTAAATGAACTTAAACCCATTTTTGAGAAAATTGATGCGTCTCTCTTCACGGAAGAAACCATGACCCAAATCTCTTCGATCATCGAAGAAAAGGTAAATACCACGGTTCAAGACCGAGTAACCCTTGCTGTTGAATCTGCTCTTCAAGAAAAAGACGAAGAGGTGACTAAAAAAACACAACATCTCATTGAAACCTTTAGATCAAACATCGATCAAGATCACACCGCAAAAATCAAGTTCATTGTGGAAAAAATCAACGAAGATCATATGAATAAACTTCTTACGTTGAAAGACAAATATGATGGTCTTCTTGAGAACACTGCAGTTGACCACAAAAATCAACTCGTCGAAGCTGTTGATAGATTCTTCGAAAAATACATCGACGAAAATCTTCCAAAACAACAAATCATGGAAGCAGCGAAAAATGTCCATGTTCAAGAATTGCTCGAACAAGTTCGTCGTGTGGCTGGCATAGATAAATCTTACATCAAAGAGAACGTTGCTAAAGGCATTTTAGACGGTAAGCAACAAATCGATAGACTTCAAAAAGAAAATGCACGTATGAAGCATGAGAAAGATGTTGCCGAAGCTCGCGCTCTTCTTGTTGAAAAGACAAAAAATCTT